CGGAATCAACCTCGTCGACGCGAAAGGCAAACGAGATTACCACCCATCCGCCTCCGACCTGCTGGCCGACGGCGTCACAATGCAAACGCTGGCGGATCGGGCACGATGGTGTGATGAGCAACGCAAGCAGGCAGCCAAACAGGCACGGCACGAGATGGGAGCTATCCGTCGGGCAGAACGAACCGGCCTGCGAGTGTGTGTGGCCGATTCAGTGCGGGCTGGCAACTGCCGGGCCGGGACCACCACATGGGCCCGACGCCACGACCTCGACCCCAGCAGGCACTACCGTCCCAGTGAGTTATTGTCCCTGGCAAACGGGGATACCCACCGGGTTGCCCTGGTGGTTACAATGGCCCTTCGTCGGCATCGTGCGGAAGAAACTGCCGGGGCTTGTTTGGTGGCCGATCATACAGTGTAGCCGAAACGCCCCGCTGTGGGGCGTCCAGTGGGATCGACCACCCACTGCTGATGAGACAGGTCAAGCGTAACACAAACAGGAGATAAAACGATGATCAAACGATGTAAACTATGTGGTTTCAAAATTCGTGGAAAGAACCACGACAAGGGCCGGCACCACCTCGACCGTGTAGAAAAAATGTCCCCAAAGGAGATTGCCCACCGATTGGCAAAAAAGTAGTTTCCCCCCACAATCGAAACGCCCGAACCTGAGGGCTTTGCAATCATTGCGGAGCCCGACGGCCCGTGCGGATCGGGAGCCGGGTCACCGGGCAGGCAGGTGTCACTATAATAGAGAAGGATAGTGTAATGCGTTGGAAAACAAAAACACCGAAAGAGTATGATCGGAGAACGATAACGAAGTTTCTCTGGTGGCCGTGGACAGACAGTAGCGGGAATACTCGTTGGTTAGAACGGGCCCGGATTCTCCAGGTGTTCAAGAGAGCCTATGGAGATAACTATTGTTGTTGGCGAGGTGTAAAATTCGTGGAAAAAGGAGAATCTTCATGAACACCGCACTAGCCGCCGATGCCCACGCCGACACGTATGCCAGCGTAGAAAAACTGATCTATCATATCTGTCACCGATTCTGTGACTATCACCCGCCCGCCGATTTCGATGAGTGCGTGGCCATTGCCAATCTGGCCTACGCCAAGGCCTACCGCACCTACCAACCGAAACGAGCCCAGTTCCAAACATGGCTCTGGTGGCAAGTGCGTTGTGCCCTGCTCAGCAGCACGCGGGAACGGGTAATCGATCAGCACACCGTAAACGCTGGAGAGGGTATCGACCTGGACACTTTGCCGGAGCGGACAAGATTTGATCTAGAAAAATTCATGGTGGACTTGTCCGACGATGCCCGCGAGGTGGTGAAGCTACTGGCCGAATCCCCGACAGAATTGCACGAAGCCCTGCTGCGTAGGAAATCATCGGGCAAGTTGAGAAACGAATTCTACCAATACCTGCATCGGTTGCCGGGTTGGACTGTGGCCCGGATCATCAAAACATATTCGGAAATAAGGGAGGCGTTGACGTGAAATACGTGTACACTATAACCACGAACGATTCAAAATTTCAACGGGCTTTGATTAACTTCTTAAATGATTATCCAATGAACAAACCGAACAGCATCGCTGTCCACATCGGGGAATTGAAAGATGAAACTGAAAACCCGAAAGCTCGGCTCTCACTGGTGGATCACGGGCGATGATGAGGACGGTCCTTGTGGTCCTTATGACACGAAGGCCGAAGCGGAATCCGATCGTAAGGGCTTGATCCGGTTCAATCGTTACGAAGACAATCCGGAATATGTAACTACCGACAAACCAAAAGGAGAACAAAATGGGACGTGAAATCAAACGAGTACCGCTAGATTTTGACTGGCCGATCAACAAAATATGGCCACCTTACATGGCCGCACTTTGCAGCGAAGAGGTGGGTTATGCTATAGGTCTTTCTGAACCGGGCCACTCAGATAAAATATGTGAAGCTTGCCGGCATGCCGCTAAGTTGGCGGGTGTCGTGATTGCCGATCACGGATGCCCAGATTGGAAAATACACCCGCCGAAAGGGACGGGCTATCAACTTTGGGAAATTGTTAGTGAGGGATCACCAATTTCCCCAGTGTTTGCTACACCGGAAGAACTGGCCGATTGGTTGGTTGTCCCCGGCAACGACAAAACGATTACGCAAGGCACAACCCGCGATCAATGGATAGCGATGATTCGCGGCCCCGGGTGGGCTCCGTCGCTGATAAGGGATGACAAAGGTGTTCGTGTAGGTGTACGGGACTAGCTGCCCCTAGCCCTAGCTGAGGGCCTGGGAGCGGGATGATAACCCTAACTCAAGGAAAGAACGATGAAATCAGCTTGCATGCGGTGCGGAGCACGGTCATCGTACCCGACCCAGATTCACTGCCACATTTGTGGAAATAATGTGTGGCAAACCGTGCCTAGCGTCGAACCACTTCCCCGGGGTGAATACCTGTACGACGAACTCATAGCCCGTGCCGCCATTGCCAAAGGAAAACGAACATGAGTAAAGGACTAGACGAATTGCGTTGCGAAGCTAAGTACCTAATCGGCCTACTCAACGATCCACAACCGGGCCATTTCACCTGGATGGAATTGCTATCGAAAACTTGCCTTTCGATTGGTGACTTCGGTGGTATCGGCAAGGTGTCGGCTATGTCCGAACTAGTAGAGGTGTGTGAAGCCTTGCTCAAATGGTTGCTCATTGGAGCACCTTGTGCTAGCGATAATAAAGGACTGCTTGTCAACCAACTGAAAACTGCCCTTGCAAAAGCAAAAGGAGAATGAACATGGCTTACTCGATACTAGTACGATACGGCACCCGCTCCGACCGACTCCGGTTCGCGAAGGGCTGCACACGGAAAGAGGCCGAAGCCCTGAAACAAACGGCCATCGAAAAGGGCTATCGGGATGCGGAAATTATTCTCGAATCAGAAAAGGAAACAGAGGAATGACCATCATGCAAAACATAGATGAAACCTACAAATCTCGCAAAGCTGAGGAACCCGACGTAATCCTATTGTTACGGATCGGGGACTTTTGGGAATGCTATTACGATGATGCCATTCTGGTTTCACGGGTGTTGAGTATAAGCACGACCAAAATGGACGGCCGAACAATGGTTGGGTGGCCGGTGTATTGCTTTGCAAATATGCAGAAGCTGGTTCGTGCTGGCCACCGGGTAGCTACAATCGAGGACATACGATGATATCTCTACCAATTATTCGGGATGCCCGGATACTGAAAACCAGTCAGCGGGGAGCGGTACTTTGGCGAATCCGCTACAGTGTGTATGCGGTGGATGTTTGATTGAAGCCATCTTGGAATCTGTTTTGCCCCAACGAAACCACGGATGGGCATTGGGCTGTGGACAGCGATGAAGCTGCCGAAAAAATTCAACTAACCATTGAACATGATCGGCAAAACCGAAGGGAATCAGCGAAGTACAAATAAAAAGGCAATATTATGAAAAACAGTATGATAGCTTGGACCGACCATACGTTCAATCCTTGGATGGGTTGCTGCAAAGTATCAGAAGGATGCCGAAACTGCTATGCAGAACGGCTAACACGGGATAGAATGGGGCTACGTTTATGGGGACAAGACGCTCCAAGGCAAAGAACTAAAGGACCGTGGAGGGATATCCGGAAATGGAATGCGGAAGGACTACACGATAACAACCGACCCCGCGTATTCGTCGGGTCACTATGCGATGTTTTTGAAGACCATCCCGACTGCAATCAAATACGATCAGATTTGTATAAACTAGTTCGGGAATATCACAATCTGGATTTTCTTTTTCTGACCAAGAGGCCACAAAATATCGAACAAATGTTGCCCGATGATTGGGAGAACGGGTATCCAAACACATGGCTAGGAGTTACTGTTGAGAATCAACAGTATGCTGGCCGGGTCGACATTCTCCGTCGGATACCTGCCATCTACAGATTCGTAAGTTATGAACCTGCTATTGGCCCATTGAACCTTGATCTCGATGGAATAAATTGGGTGATCTATGGCGGGGAATCGGGACCGGGTTGGAGGAAAGAAAGCAAAGAATGGGCCCGGTCGATGATGAAGCAATGCCGGAAAGCAGGAGCCGCGTTTTTTCACAAGCAATCAGCAGGCTATAAGATGGGCCTGGGGGAGGAACTAGATGGGGAAATCATACAAGAGTTCCCAGCATAAGCAACACGTGGAAATGTACCGTAAGATTTTATTGAGACGGAAACTACTACACCTTTCTGGACCGGGGTCAATATATGTTCCGTTCTGTGGGGATGGGGATATAGCAGATAAACTATATCGCGGCCGTGACTTATGGGCGGCTGATTCCGATTCGGAAAGGGTGTCCATATTCCGGTCACGATTTCCGGAAGTGGAAGCTATTGTATCCGATTGCGATTCGTTCCCGTTCGTTGGAAAAGATGTTTCGTATTCTGTTGCGGATTTCGATTCGTGGTCATACCCCTATGATTCATTCCGAGCGTTTTGGTCCGAAGCTCATATCCGTTGGCCACTAGCTTTGTTTTTCACGGATGGTCAACGACAATCGTTAAGGCGGGATATGAATTCAACATTGCCAAATGGTACAAAGTCTTTTTCAAAAAGTAGGACTACAGTGGAAAGGCGTCGTATGTTTAATTTTTATTGGCTACAAGTAATCCGCCCATGGATTAAATTGGTATTCGTAGGAAAGAAAATAGTTCGTACATCTTATTACACAAGAGGGGCAAATATGTTTTATTGGGGAGTCGTGATCGATGAATAAATTAGAACAAAACTTCCTGTCGAAGATGGCAGAGGGAGTATCCCGTACCGAAGCAAAGGAAGAATTGAACATCGATGCGGATGTATTCCAGCAGATGTTAAGAAACGCCGAATTCCGAACGGCTCTATTAGAAACGGAAACGGAACACGTGAAAGATGCCCTCTATCAAGCTGCTTTATCGGGCAATGTGCAAGCTTGTTTGAAGTGGCTCGATATGCAGGAAGGGTCCGGTAAGAGTACACGAAGCAAGATTCCAGACGAACCCCCTGCCTTTTTCGACACACCAGAAGACAAACAGTTATGGAAAATGTTGGTCAAAAAATGGGACGAAAAGAGACGGAATACTGAATGAAACCTTTCCCGTACCAAAAAGAATGTATCGAAGACATCGACCGTTTCGGTGGTCGGTGGTTAGGTGCTTTAGATATGGGATTGGGCAAAACCCCTATCACCTTATGGTGGCTGAATCAGAACCGGGCCACGGCTCTGCCTGCTGTAGTGGTCTGCCCAGCCGCAGTTAAGTATGTTTGGGAAGCCGAAGCAATGAAAGCTGTAGGCTGGCAGGCAACGATCCTGGAGGGCCAGACCCCGTACAAGATAGGCCGGACTAAACTGATCATACTGAACTATGATATCCTCCGGTTCTGGTTAGATCGGCTCCGCAAAATGAAACTCCAAACAATAGTCCTTGACGAGTGTCAGGCTGTTGCCAACCGAACAAAACGAACCACCGCATCGAAAGCCCTTTGTCGGGGTGTGCCTCATGTGATTGCTCTGTCCGGAACACCATTAGTGAATCGGCCCATTGAATTACACAACACACTTCAGATTCTCCGGCCCCATGAATTCCGTTCCCGCTGGACGTTTGGTCAAAAATTCTGTGGACCCAAGTGGACGCCCTGGGGCTGGAAATATCCGGGGGCATCAAACATAAGTGAGCTACACGAACTACTTACAAATACGTGCATGACCCGTCGACGAAAGGCCGACGTGCTGCCGGACCTACCTGAGAAGGTTCGGCAGGTGGTGCCGCTACCGATACGACGGCCAGACGAATACCGACAAGCCAGCGAGGATTTCCTATCGTGGCTACAAAAGAAAAACCCGGGCAAGGCGAGGCGGGCAATCAAAGCCCAAGAGTTGGTCAAGATTAGTTATCTCTTACAACTGGCTGCTCGGCTCAAGCTACATGGTGTGGTCGATTGGGTGAATGAATTCCTATCCAGTAGCGACGAAAAACTGATCGTGTTCGCTCGACATCGCAAAATGATTGAAGCTTTGGAGCGACAATGCAAAGCAAAGTCAGTGGCAGTGGATGGCCGCACCACTGGTCGGAAGCGGGCCGATTTTGTGGATCGGTTCCAGAACGATAATAAGACGAGGTTGTTATTTGGTGAATTCAGGGCGGCCGGCGTGGGACTAAACCTGACTGCTGCCAGTACCGTGGCCTTGGTAGAACTGCCTTGGACACCGGGGGCTTGCTTGCAAGCAGAGGACCGGCCACACCGGATTGGTCAGAAGAAAACTGTATGGTGTCACTACCTCGTTGCGAAAGACACGATCGAGGAGAAGCTTTGCTCTATAATTCAAGAGAAGCAGGGTGTGACCTCCGCTGTGCTGGACGGTGGTGCGGTAGAGGGTGATCTGGATGTTTACAGTAAATTGTTACGAGAACTCAAACGAAAAGGGAGCTAGCTATGAAATCGTTTCAAGTGGATTGTGTAGACAAAAGAGTTTACAGAACACTAGTCGAGTTGGCAAAGGAATGCGGATGGCCCGGTTCATCATTGAATGTTAAATCGAATTTTCGGTGGTTGAGCGTAGGAGACCGTGGTATTGATGGTGACCATGAAAAAATAACAGCAGATACAATTTCAATCGAGGCAGCTATTAACCTATTGAAAGAAGGACCACCCAAACCCAATGTGACTTTGGAATTGACCTCCGAAGAAGCTAACACGCTACGGGAAGTGGTTGCCCATATCGGTGGCTGTCCCGACAAGTCCCGTCGGCGATACACAGAAGCGATCGGACGTAAGCTAGACGACAAAGGAATTTGTAGACTATTCCGTAAACCATGCAAAGATATCGAAGAAGGTCGCAATCTTCACTTCCTTGATTCCGAATGACTATTCAGCAAACACTAGACGAATACAGCGTGACCTACCGCACCTCCCATCAAAATGTACGCGAGGGGTGGATCGGTGTGGACTGCCCGTGGTGTAGTCCCGGCTCCGGTAAATTTTATCTGGGTATCAATCCCACAAAAGGGTATGCGAGTTGTTGGCGTTGTGGTTATCATCGACTAGGTGATGCCTTAATGGAACTGACCGGGCAACCCTGGTCGGTCGTCCGGGGCTGGTTGGATTCGCTGCCAAAAGGCCGTAAGGGCCCCATACACGACCTCAAGCCCCGTGGCCCCGTAAGGATGCCCCCGGGGCTCCAGGCCCTTAACAGGCCGCACAGGGTGTATCTGAGGCAGAGGGGATTTGATCCGGATGAAATCATTCGTATATGGGGCATCCGAGCAACCCCCGCTTTCGGCCCGCTTTCGTGGCGGATTTGGATACCGATACGATTGCGGAACGACACGGTAAGTTGGACTACGCGGGCCATCGGGGATCGGTTGCCGAGATACGTCACGGCCAAACCCGAACACGAATCAGTACCAGCCAAGCACCTATTGTATGGTGGTGAGTTGGCCGGGCACACCATAATAATTGTGGAGGGGCCGCTGGACGCATGGGCTATCGGGCCCGGTGCGGTGGCTACACTAGGGATGCAATGGTCACAGGAACAATTCCACGATATGATCCGACGCCCTGTGCGGGTTGTATGCTTCGACGCGGAGCCGGCCGCGAAGCGGCGGGCAGAACGATTGGCTGGTGAATTGAGGGCGTTGCCGGGTGAGACACATATAATAGAACTGGAGACTGGTGCCGACGCTGCCGAGGCCGACCGGTCCGAGATTGTGGAAATACGGCAGCGATTTTTAGAATCAGGAGCATGAACGATGCTTACACTTGTAGATAATCAGAACATTTATCGTATTCCCATGAACGAACTTCGGGACGGGCAGATTGCCGAAATTGCAACCCATCCTTTCGCCCACCACTATATCGGGCGGATTGTCCAACGTACTGGAGATCGTGTTCAGAGTTTGGGGATGTCAGAAAGTTGTCGATGGAAAGAAGCGCGTAGCGATATCCTTGTTCGTGTGTTGCCTAATGGTACGCTATTGAAAATCACGAATAACGAAAGACAAGGTAGTGATGAGTGAACCCAACAAATATCTGATTGTAGAAACTTATGATTGCGAGTGTGTGGTCGTATTCAATTCGATATTGGATCACTCTAAAGTAGCTACAGGAATGAAAGTAATCGCGGCTGGGTTCTGTTGGCTGCCTGACGAATTAAATGACCAGGTTTTTGCATGGGGGAAATCGACCATCCTGAAAATTGAAAGCCGTGGTATTATCGATGCCAAACTAATTTTACGGAATTTGTGCCCCCACTTAACAAAACAGAAAGAAAACCATGAGTAGCGAAGCACCATACGCAATCCCAATCCGCACCGAAGAAAGCGGGGGACGGGTAGACGCGATTGGGAAAGCTGTGCGACGATTGGAAATCCAGCAGAGTAACCTAATGTGGGCAGTTGTAACATCCTGCCTGTTATCGCTAGCAGCCGTGGTTATGCTCGGCATTTGGGAGGTGCGGTATCAGGTTGTCAAGGCCCGGTTGCAAACGGTTGGTAACGAAATTCAGCAGATGCTAGATTGAAAAAATACCTTCTCTCAGTAAAGGAAACGATTGTGAAAATTACGAAAACCATTACCATTCCCCTTGATATCAATTTGTCTATGGATGACATAACCACTGCGATAGATGATGGGGGGCCGTTGGATTGTATGTGGATCATGGGTGAGGTTATGAGAAAGTTGTCGACACAAGATATCCAACATATGCGAAGTCTAGTAGGTTGGTCCGCAATGAATGTCTACAAAAAAGAACTGGAAAAGTTTCTATCCATGTATGCAGGAGTATTGGATGCAGGATAAAATACCCCTTTTACTTTCGGGGGCGATGGGATATAATATGGAATAGACGTGGCTGGTAATAGCAGCCTGAAAAATCACATGGGCATACATAATGTATTATGAGCAAAATTATCTAAGTCTGGCAGATTGTAGTGCTAGCATTCAATATAATGTTTGCATGACGTTATGTGTGCCTAGAACCCGGTCCCCCTATTACGGGGCCGGGTTTTTTCTTTTAGGTAGAGGTACATGATGGCCCGATATTATAAAACTGAATTACATTTAGCTAATTACATAAAAAAAGTTCTACGCAAAAACGAATCAACAATTGATTCGTCCGAACTGTTAACTATGCGTGCATATATTACAGCTTTATTTCCTACTAATCTTGCTGATGACTTTGGTATAGCCCTACTGGATAATCCTAAACTGTTGGAAGAAAGTAATTTTCTTAAGTGGCTATCAAATAGCAAAACAACTCAACATAATTTTGAAGAAGGTTGTGGCATCACTTCTGAATTTATTGACATATTGGAAACCATTAAAAAACAACCGGGGGTCTACACCATATGGTCATCGAAACACATTTGTATGTACATAGGAATGAGTACAAACTTGGGAAGTCGTATTTTAACTAGCTATGTTGAACGATTCAAAAACTACAATCGCAAGTTATGGTTGAGATACGTCATCACAGATACGTGTTCTGATGCTTTTGTATTGGAATCTATGTTTATTGCCAAATACAAACCAGCATACAACAGAACAGGTAAATACAGTGATGCTCTAACTATTCAAATAGATTTGCCCAAATTATCTGGTACCTATTCGATGCAATACTATCTTTTCTCTACCAAAGAATGAAAAATGACCACCTTCCCCGGATTCCCCCAGCCCCATCAAAACTGGTACATGATGCCTAATTGTTGGACCGATCTAACAACGGATATGTCCAAAGCAGAAATGAAGGTTTTGGAATATGTGTTACGACACACATGGGGATTCCGAGAATTTGGAAAATATAAAGTCATCACAACCGATGAATTTATAAATGGAAGAAAGAAAAGGAACGGTGACAGAATAGATAACGGCACGGGATTGAGCAACCACTCGGTATACTCAGGATTGAAAGAGGCCGTCGATCATGGTTATCTTGAAGTAAAGATAGACAAATCCGACAAAGCCCGAATAAAAAAATCCTACCGATTGAAGATGAATTCCGACACTACAAAATTACGGGAAGGCTCCGTAAAAAATACGCCCCCTTTACGTAAAAAAAACGTATCGAACAGAGAAAGACACTTAGGAAAGATACTTAGGAAAGATGGGCGTAACAAAGTTCCGCCACACCCACCTACTTTAATATCCGGTAAGTTTGATTTGAAAGCTGCTGGGTATCTCCGGGAACTTCTAGTCAAGTTTGATGCTGATTTAGTAAATCCTCCCGGGGCAGTAAGAGTGGATACGCTGGCCAAATCAATCTTCCGGCTCCGGACAGAAAGAAAAGTCACGGAAGTTGAAATCAAGTCGATGATCCAGTGGCTAAAGAAATCCTACGGTGATGTACACACACCGAAGATACACAAGGCAGATAGTTTGTTCACTAATTGGGGCCGGTTCAAGGAATCTCGAAAGGGGTGGGACAAGGATCATCAAATCGACTCCGACTCTGACTACACCGAACACGATCATATCGTCGGTAACGTGCGGGAGTGGCTGGAACAGAATCGTGCTTGGGATATCAACCAACCTGCTTTTGATGAAGACATTTTGGCAGCCCTGGAAGCGTTAGGGTTGCCATCGGACGCTATATCCATGGAGGATGTATAATGTATGTCAAGTTGTTGCGAAACCTGCCCATTGCTCCTGAACACGGTGCTGTAGAGGGCCGGGTATTCCCGTGTATTCGATATAATGAGGAGGGCCGGGTCAGAAAGGCGTGGTTCATGGGTGATACCGGGATCGAATGTGCCGCATATCTGCTAATGGAATGTGAAATTCAGGAAACAAAAGAGGACGTGTAATGCGAATCACGATAGAACCCACCACCGAACCGGCCGATCATTTTGAATGTATGCAACATACGGTTGTGGTTGAACATCCAAAGGATGGTCTTAAGCTGTCGATAGTAGTGGAGTTGTTTTCATCGGCATTGTTGGCCTACGGTTACGATAAGCAAACCGTTGACAAAGTGATCAACTGCAAATGAAAACCCGACGATACGATGGTTCCGATCTTCGTCGAGTGCTGGCCGGCATGGCAACCGATCAAACGGTGCTTGCCCGCATAGCAGGGCAATGGCAGGAGCCGGGTCTGTTTGATTCTCGCTGGGCAAACCTGGTCGGTAGCTGGTGTGTGCGGCACCTGGAAAAGTACGGGGAATCCCCATCCGAAAAACTGCGTGGAATCTTTGATGATTGGGCAAGCAAGCCAGACACCGATGAAAAACTAGCTGGGGAAATAGAGCGGTTCTTGGTGGCCCTATCCGATGAACAATCACAAGAGGAACCACCTGCCAGCGATTACCTGTTGGATGTAGCAAGCAAGCTGTTCAACCGGATCAAGGTCAAGGCCACGATGGAAGCGGCTGAGGATGAACTGTATGCAAACAAAGTCTACGAGGCCCGGGATCGGCTCGTGAATCTAGGCCGCGTGGAACTGGGGTCGGGGTCTCTGATCAAACCTGCTGAGGATTACGATGCTTGGCGAGAAGCATTTGACGAGGATCGGTCTAAACCATTGATTCAGTATCCTGGCAAACTTGATGCGTTTTTGGGCACGGCAATGATCCGCGAAAGTTTCATGGCATTCATGGCTCCCGACAAATCTTACAAAAGTTTTTGGATGTTGGACTCGGCTTTTCGTGCGATCCGTGGACGATTTCGGG